CCATGCTTTATACCGTAAATAAATCATATGTAGTACAGGCATTTGTGCCTCAGACGAGCGACGTTGGTAGCATAGTAACTATCTTGTCATCAACTGCTCCTGCTGACGTATTGGTAAATGATGGTTCTGGTAGAATCAAAGATAAGTATCAAGTCAAGGGTAAAGAGGTTGGTGCGCAGCTTGGAGACAATGCGGCTATTTCTGATATTTGTGATGAGAAAGATGGTGTCAAAGAAACTGATCCTCTTATTGACGTTAGACCTGACGGAAACGTTGTTCCACGTAATAGAGATTATTGGGGCGGTTGGTAAACATGAAAAATCACTTCTATCATCACAACATATGGAAGCATTTTGCCGCGTTCGCTGATATATTCAACGATATGACTGTTTATGTTTATAATAAAGAAAGAACAAAAGCAGTTGGTTTGAAGAATGTTCCTTTGTTATTGGCACCAAAAGAAAAAGTAGTTTCTGATCTTATTGTAAATGGTCAAGATAAACCCCAATCAGATAATCAACTCCCAAAGATGTCAATTTTCTGGAATGCTATGGACCCTGATCCAGATAGAAACAGAGGAATGACATCTCATAGAAGATTGTTATTAGAAGCAACTGTGAATTCTAATGGTAATACTATAAAAAGAGATATTTACAAGGATTTACAAACAGTTCCTTATAAGATGGGAATTGAATTGAACATTTGGGTTAAATACCTTGATGAAGGCGTTCAATTATTAGAAAACATATTACCATTCTTTACCCCTGACTTACCTGTAAGTTTGTATGAACGCGCAGTAGGAACAGAAAGAAAAGTAATGGCTAAATTGATTTCATTCTCGTCCAATATGGTAGGTGATTTGAATGAACCAGATAGAAGAGTTATACAGTTCACCCTTTCGTTTACATTAGAATGTAATCTTTACAGACCACTTGAAATTGACGGGGAAATCCATACCGCTAAGGTAAGAATAGCAGACGCTTCATCTGCCCACGAATTCCAGGGCGATGTCATATATACCACTTCTGTTGGCATTTCCGGCGAACTCATGGATGAAAACGTAAGACAATGTATTATCAATTTTGATTCATTGAAAGATATTCCAGATGATCCGGAAACATTTGAAAATGAAGCAAGAACACCTTTGGATCATGAAGAAGAACTTAGAACAGTTCGTCTCGAAGAGCTTTATTACATTGAAAATGTATTGATTCCTTCTCTAAGACCAGGAACTTCCGCTTATAATATAGCTGTAGCCCGTCGTGATTTGGTACAATTGACTATAGATACTGATTTCAACACAACTACTTCTCTCAATATATCCGGTGAAGGACTTATTACTGATGATATCAATGTTGGAAGAACCATGGCGCATGACTACTATAATATAATGAATTCTTTGTACCCTAATACGGATAGTAGATAAGGAATAATGTATGTCTAGCAAGAATAAAATAGAAAAAGCTTTAGGTATGAAGAACATCAATGATTTGGATGATATTGATGATTTTAACGAAGATGAGGCAAAGAAGAAAGCCGATGAAAGAAAGATTATCGTTCAAGAAACTAAAGATAAGCTTGAGAATCTAAAGAAGAATTCCGGTACTGATGAAGATTTTATACGTGAAATGTATAAGAATATCATCAACACTGGCGCAACTATGCTTAAGGTAATTGAAGAAGAAGTTCAAGTTGACGTAAAAGCAAGAAATATAGAAACTGCTGCAGAAATGATGAATGCGGTATCTACGGCTTTAGATAAACTCCAATCTATTGGTCAACATAAAGACAAGATGGAAATTGAAAAGGAAAAAATAGAGATAAAGAAGAACAATAGCAATACACCTACAATACAAGCAAACATAGTAGCGGCTGGTAGCATGGTTGATCTTCTAAAAAGCTTGAAAAATGAAGGTATAGAAATTGGCAAAGTAGATGCCGCGTCAGAACTCCAAAACACAAAGACTATTGATGTGAAAGCCGAAGTTCAGAAAGAAGAGGAAAAATAAGGAATATTTGAATGCCAATAAACTATAGTAAGAAGGGCATGAAACGCCCAGGTATAGTAAATCAGTGGACGCAAGAACAAGTAACTGAGGTAATGCGTTGTGGTAGAGATATTATCTACTTTGCGGAAAAGTATTACACTATAGTTCACCCTAAATTCGGTGAACAGCTTATAAATCTTCATGATTTCCAAAAAGAAATGTTGAAGAACTTCCAAGATTTCCAAAACAATGTCGTATTATCTGCTCGACAAGTTGGTAAGACTACATGCTCTGGCATTTTTATCCTTTGGTTTGCTCTTTTCAATGAGAATAAGTTTATAGCTATTCTCGCTAACAAACAATTGACAGCTAAGAGTATTATTGACGAAATAAAGTACGCATATGAAAGACTTCCAGATTGGTTGAAGCCCGGCGTGACTGAATACAACGCTCTCGCTATTAAGTTTGATAATGGTACTGATATCATGGCTGCTCCAACTTCACCGGACGCTATTCGTGGTCAATCGGTTTCGTTGCTTTTCCTTGACGAATTCGCGTTCGTTCCGGAAAACATGGCAGAAGACTTCTGGAAATCCAATTACCCAACTGTAGCCTCGAACGGCGGTAAAATTATCGTCGTTTCAACTCCTAAAGGTACCGGTGGTAAGTTCTATTCTCTTTATTCAGAAGCTGAGAAGGGTGATAATGGGTTTAAGCACATCAAAGTTGCCTGGGATCGTGTTCCTGGTAGAGACGAAGCGTGGAAAGAGAAGACAATTAAGGAATTAGGCGTCATTGGTTTCAACCAAGAACATAATTGTAGTTTTACTGGTTCTACTGCTACGCTTATAAACGCAGAAGCACTTGCCGCCATCAAAGGTATAGAGCCAGCATTCTTGTTTGATCAGGGATATGTAGCATGGCGTAAACCGGAACCAAAGAAAATATACGCTTTCGGCGTCGATGTTGGACAGGGAACCAATTCAGATTCGTCAACTATCAATATTTTTGACGTAACTGAGTATGTTGTTTCTGGAAAATATGAACAAGTAGCTATGTATCGTAGAAATGATATAGGTGTATTTGATTTCTCTAATGTTATTTTCAAATTAGGTAAAGAATGGAATGATGCTCTTGTTATTATTGAAAATAACGGTACTGGACTAGGTGGAGTTGTCGTAAAGGACTTGTTTGAGAAAGAATACGAGAATGTTTATTTTGACATTGAAAAGGGAGAATATGGCGTAAATGCCAATAAGAAGACTAAAGCTCTTGCTCTTACGTTTTTCAAGTCTGACGTTGAAGAAAAGAGAATGAAGATACTTTCCAAAGAGATGGTAAAAGAACTTTCTTATTTTGAAGAACAAAAAGAAGGCATATTTGCTGCTCGTAAAGGTGATCAATTCCACGATGATACCGTGAGTTCCGGTTATTGGGTATCGTATTTACTTAGACAAACATGGGCTGATGAACGTATTAGATGGTTCTTACAGCAGATAGGTAAGGGTAAGATAAATAAGAAAGCCGACGAAATCCAAGATGAAAATATAGCTGACGCATTTAGTTCTGGCTTTTCCATGTACGACCCACAAGCAGCATTTGATAAAGAATTGTGGAGAGATGAGGAATAAAATAGGCAAATGACTCAAGTAAAAAGTAGGCAAAGATACCCCTTATCCTTATAAATATCATAGAGAGTTTTATAGGAGTGAGACATGCCAACTAATCTATCGCCAACTGTCGATATTATTGAAAGAGATTTAACCCTCCGTATTCCATCTGTCACTAGCTCCGTTGGCGCTATAGTAGTAGCTGCTGAGAAGGGTCCGCTTAATGTATTGACCAACATTCCAGACGAAAGCACCTATGTCCAAATCTTTGGCGAACCAGATGATGTAAATTACACTCACTGGTTTACCGCAACTTCTTTCTTGAAGCAATCAAATCAACTTTATGTCGTTAGAACTGAAAACGAAGATACACTTTGCGCCGGTATAACTATCGGTTTGTCTGGTGATATCAGCAGCAGCGACGAAGTTCCAGCCGCATGGCCAACCCCAAAGGCAGCTAAGTATTACCCAATGAGCTACGACTTCATTGGTATTGATAACCAAACTGGCCTTCCTAACCCTGACGGCGCAGAAGCTATGTCAGGCGGCGTTCCAGTCTTCGGAGACGGTGAAGAAGTATTCCACGTTTACGCAATCGGTGCTGGTACTTATTATGACAACGTTTCTTTCGTTGTCATCAACGCACTTGACTACGCACAACTCTTGAACTTGAGAGAAGAACTTTCCCAAGCAGTCTTAACTTCCGATATCCAAAATATCGCACAAAAGTATTACACTGGTACTCCAGCAGTAACTTCATCTTCACAACAACCAGGAAATTACCTCCAGAATTCCTTGTTGAAGTATGATATCATAGACCCAAGCGATTGGTCCGTTGATACAGAAGTTCTCGCTGAATACACTAACTTTGAATTCGGACCACAAGTTTCCGATCCAACTGACACCACATACTTGAACAACGATGAATTCGCATTGATTGTTTATGATACTCTTGGTAATGTTGCGGAAGCATGGGTACTCTCCAAGGACCAAGACAAGAGAGATTCTAATGGCAACAAGATGTTTGGTCCAGATGTTGTAAATGGAAACTCAAACTTCATTTACTTCTTCATTGGTAAGAATCCAGAAGGCGCAAGTGGCGTAAGAATCATTTCTTCTGGTAAGGTAAACCTTGCTGGTGCTGATGAACTCATTGGTTTCCGCGAACAAAAGGATGCTAACGGAGACTTCATCCCAGGAACAACTACTTCATTGTTTGACTTGAACGGCGAAATTGAAACTCAATGGCGCGAAAAATACACTAATAAGGAAGTTCTTGAAGTTGACATTCTCTTGGACCCAGACTATCCAGATACTTTGAAAAGAACTTTGGATGACATCGCTAAGAACATCAGAAAGGATTGTTTCGCACTCTTGAACGTTCCTATTGCTAAGATGATCAACACCATAACTGGAAGACCATTAACTAATGCGTACTCCAACATGAAGACATATGTTCAAGAAGACTTGAACATCAACTCTTCATACTCTGCTATCTATGGTAACTACTTCTTGGTACAAGACCGCTTCGCTGAAAAGCAACGCTGGGTACCAACTACTGGTTATGTAGGCGCAGTAATCGCAAGAGTTGACTTCAATGACGCACAATGGTTCGCTCCTGCAGGTTTGAACAGAGGTATTATCGACACTGTTGATAATGTTGCTATCAATCCTAACAAGGCACAACGCGATGTTATGTACGTCAATAGAATCAACCCAATAGTTGACTTCTTCGGTGATGGTATCACAATTTGGGGACAAAAGACACTTCAAGCTGCTCCTACAGCATTTGATAGAATCAATGTCCGTAGATTGTTCCTCCACATGGAAAGAGCAATTAGCAAGATGGCTCGCTATATGTTGTTTGAACTCAACGATGACTTCACACGTTCACGTTTCCGTGGCGTAGTAAATCCATTCTTGAATGACATTCAAGCAAGAAGAGGTATCACTGATTACCTCGTTGTCTGTGACGAAACTAACAACACTCCAGAAGTTGTTGATGATAACGAATTCGTTGCTGAAATTCTCGTCAAGCCAACTAGAGTCATTGAATTCATCAGATTGACATTCACTGCCGTTCCAACTGGCGTCAGCTTCGATGAAGTTGTCGAGAAGAGATAATAGGAGACTAACCAATGGCATTACCAGGCGTACCATTTACTAACATCGCACAATTTAGACAGACAATCCGCGATATTTCGCGTGCTTATTTGTTCATGGTAAGAATGCCATTTGTAGGTTCCGACTTACAATTGACATCGTTTGCTCGTTCCGCAACTCTCCCATCTTACAAGCTCTCACCTGTTGAAGTTAAGTTTCAAAGCCAAACTTTGAGACTCGCAGGTCCAGCAGACTTTGATGGACAATGGACAGTCCGCTTCCTATGTGATGAAGCTCACTCAATCCGTCACAAGTTCATGGCATGGCAATCTGTTGCTTACGATCCTTCAATCATGGTTCACGGCGCTCCATCCCAATATAAGGATGATAGATGCCAAGTTCACCAATTGGACAGACGTGGTAATTCTATCGCAGTTTATAATTTCGTTGGCTTGTTCCCATCTGAAGTCGGACAAATTGACATTGCTCATGACAATATTGAGCCAGAACAATTTGACGTTACTTTCACCTATGACTACTGGACATTGAATGCGCAGAACGCAGTTGGTGGTTTATTCCTTGGCATCAACCAAAACGGTGTTTCTGTTGGTTTACCAGGACTCAATACCAGCGTTGGTGGCAATTCAGCAAGCATCAACACTACAATCGGTACCTTTGGCTTAAACGTAGGTATCTAATACTTTCAAAAGTATTGTGAATTTGATATAAACGGTCCTTTCGGGACCGTTTTATCTTTTGTGTTATAATCAATTAACTTAAGGAGTGTTCTCATGTTTGAAGACGAGAAGAGCGAAACTGTCTCTAAGGACAAGGTAGAAAATGGTAGTTTGAAATTGGCGGATTTGAAAAAGATATACGCCCAACAATCACAGAGTTCAGCAAATATAGAAATAAATCTATGTTATTCTGGTAAAAAGGTATATATTAGACCAATCAAGGTAAAGGATAAAAAAGATATTCTCAAGTCAGTTGAGAGTAAAAATGAAGAATTGTTACAAAGAACACTTGACGATATAATTCAAAAATACGCAGAAAGTGCGGATGGATCAGCAATATTAGTAGATTCTTTAACTCAAAAAGAAAAAGAACAAATCATAGTTTATATGAGATTAGCCATCGGTGATATTGTCGAAAAGATAAAAATTGCGCACCAATGTCCACAGTGCGAGCAAATAAAGCGTGATATAGATTTTGAAATTGGTAAATTAAATGTAGTTAATTACGATAGAGCAAATTCTAGTAAATTACAATTGTTGAATGGTGTCATAGAATTAGACGTTGGTCCTATAACATTACGCGATGAGAAAGATATTGAAGCTCTTATTAAGAAGAACAGTATAAAATCTGATTCAGAAAAGCAGTTGGTTTCTCTCGCCGCATTCATTAAGAGAATCTACGTCAATGGTTCTCCAGTTGATGACGTTTCCACTGTAGAACAGAAGTATCAATTCGTAGAGAACCTACAAATAAATGACTTGAAAACGATAACCGAGAAGATAAGAATAAATGATTTCGGTGTCAAAATGCCATTTGAATTCCACTGTGATAAATGTGGGTTCAAAGCGCAACAAGAGGTAGTTCCAGCAGTTTTTTTTATGTCCTAATGTCGTTTGAGACGACATATCTCAATACATTAGGCGAAATTTCCGAACTTGCGATATGGAGTTCAAATCTTATAAATATAACAGAGGCAGAACAGCTTGATTTAACCGACTTTCTTTTCTATAGAGAGCTTTTCAAGAAGAAGTTTGAAGAAGAAAAGAAGGGTAAGAGCGAATTTACCAAAGCGTGCTTTGAATTCGCTAAGAAGGGGATTGAAGCTATCTGTAAAACCATCGCAGGAGCTAACGGAAGACAATCCGGTAACAACATAGGCAAGAAATAAGTCATGGCAGGTTTGACACCAGAAGAAATCAATAAATTGGTACGTGAAACGTCCAAGAAAATCTCTGGCGGCCAAGCGGCTATTACCGCTGCCGATGTGAAGAATATTCTCACTATATTTGAACAATTCACTGCTAATTTCGCAGATTGGACAGAAGACTTAGCAAAGGATTTCGTCAAGGAAACTAGAGAAGTTCTTGGTATTGATAAGAAAGCTAATCTTTTAGATGAATTAGATGATCAGCTAAAGACAAACAGGAAGAAGTCTAAAGAAGAATTAGCTGAGATGATGATAACTTTCTACAACAAAGTTGTAGATGACATCACCGATGTCTTCAAAGATTACGGTAAGAAGCTATACGAAGATACGATAAAACCTTTATCTACTTCTATAGTTAACGGATTCATGTCGGTAAAGAGTTTTGTTTCCGCCGGCATTGATAACGTAAAGGGATTCTTTAGAGATGGGTTAATAAAGTTCGGCTCTGTGTTTAGAAAAGTTTTGACTGCCGATATAAAAGGTATGTTCTTTGATGCTGTTTCTTTGTTGAAATCTTCATTAGTAAACATACTATCTATACCTTTCAAAATCTTGAATAGTATATTCAGCACGGTTGTATCAATGGCGGGAATGTTGTTCAATTTAGCTAAGTTTGCTTTCCAGTTCATCTACAACACTCTATCTTTTATAGCCAACGCCGCTCTAAAGATTTCGTCCTTCTTGCTAAAAGTTGTATTGAAAGTTGCCTATAAGATACTATCTACCGTTGCGACAGTTGCGCTCAACGTAATTGGATTCGTAACAAAGAGTGTATTAGCTCCGTTGTTGTTTGTTGCCGGAACTGTTGGGTTGATATTGTTCGCAGTATGGGTAATTTATGGCGGATTGAAGAAATTCTTCGCTGGTGATCCAACCGGAGTATTCGGTTCTGTCGGTAGCTTCTTTGGATGGATAGTGGACGAATTCACTATGTTCATAAAAAATACATTCAAAATAGGCGGCGCATTTACAGACTGGATGAACGAATGGTGGGTTAATATTTGGGAAGGGGACCTTGTTAGTTTTGATAATCCAGACGGTGAACGTACTGGTGGATTAAAAGCAGCGCTCAACAGCTTAGTTGGTGACTTTATTGACGTTCTCCATGATTGGTGGTATGGCCCAGGTAGTAATAAATTCGGTGTTGGTGGTATATCGAAACAATTGATGGATTGGTTCTTAGGTAAGGACGGTAAGAGTGGTTTCCTTGGTTCAGTAAAAGATTTCTTGTTTGGCAATGGCTCTGCTTCAAAGAGTTTCTTTGATTTATTCAGTGATTTTATTACAGACAACGATTGGTTTAAAGGATTAATGGCTGGCGTAGAGTCAGTAAAGAAGGTAATTAACGAAATAGCCAATTCCCAATGGTTCAAAGAAACCATATCTAAAGCTAATGTCATCGGTGGAATAGCAACAAGTGATGATCTAAATGCTGGTGAAAAGTTAGTAGGTTCTGCTGCGGTTGCGTTCTCTTCATCTGGAAGCATCTTTGGTCAAATGGTACAAGAAGCCGGTGAAACTACCGGACCAATGCGAGTCGGATTCAAGGAACTAAACGAATATGCTAAGTACATCGGTTCTGTGATGTCAGCTAAGTATCTTCAAATGTTGTTGTCTGGTGATCCGGAAGCTAAAGATGTCAATAAATTCATAAAGAATAACTTCACAATTGATTCTTTATCTAAGTATTTACCACCAAGAATAGTCAGCGGATTGAAGTCCAATGGTCAAGATACTGACTTTGAAGAAGCACTTAGATATCAAAAAGGTCATGTACAACTTCTCCATAGATTCGCCTTTGGTGACTATAAGGGAGATGTTGGAAGAAACGGGTTGAAGCAAAGTGTTGACGACATTCTAAAAAATGCGACTATAATAAGTGCCGATGTAATAAGAAAGAAGGGAAACCCAACTTCGCTTATAGCTTTAGAAAACGATTACGAAACACTACGTAAGAGTATCAATGGGCTTTCTGATAACGTAAAGATGTTCGCTAAGGGTGGTATAGTTACTGGTCCAACTAAAGCCATCATCGGTGAAGGTAAGTCTCCAGAAATGGTAATTCCATTGAATGAAAGTGGTGTAAAATTTGTTCAAGAAGCAATGGAAGGAATTACTGTAGAAAATTATATAGGTAGCGACGGTAAGACATTATCGTCAGTTGATAGCAAACTTGATGCTATCTTAGCGTTAGTTAAGAACGCTAATGTTCCAATTCAACAACAAGTTAGTGCTCCTGCCGCTAAGCCAAATAGTGATGCTTATATCGCTGATATGGTTGCCCGTGGTATGTTTGAGTACGTCAAGTAAACGAGGTAACAATGGCAGACTTGTCGGGAAAATCTAACACACAACAAACAGGATTCTCAGTATATCTCCCAACTAAAGAGGCGTGTGAGGGATTCAAGTTGCGCCGTTGGCCTTCTAATTACTCCAAATTAAAGAAGAGTGATCAAAGTGGCTTCTTCACAACGTTGTTCCAAAGCTTAGTTGATACGAAAGCTCCAGATAGTGATCCGAGATTCTTATCTGGTCCACAGTTTGAAAACAAGCCAGCTAATATAGGACAACAAATAGGCGCTCAATATTCTTTCGGTTATTATAATGGCGAAAAGAGCAAATGGTTCAACTCAAAGAATGGCGCGGAAGGCGAAAAAGAAGCTGCTGGTCAACCTGCTAATGATGGACTCACTAACAGCGTCGTCTTAGAGGTATTATCTAATTCTGTTCCTAAAATAAAGCATCAAAAAGCACCTAACGGACAAAATGGAATAATCACAACTACATATGAAAGAGAAGGCGCACCACTTCTTCTTGGAAATATTCATATTCTACCTAACCTTAACGAAGAGGGTATAGGATTTGACCACATCCATTCATACGGTAAGCAAGATGACATTGTTACTAATATATTGACATCAATTGCCGGACTCATTGGTGGTGCCGGTGATTTATTGGATGCCGTTTCTAAGGGAGCACAAGGAATAGCCGGCGAAAAGGGAAGATTGGGTCCTAAACCAGTAACTAAGATTGATATAGCTGATACATATCAATCAACAGATAAAATGTCCATAACTCTTCCATTTACTCTTTTCACTAAAAACAACTTCATTAGAGACGTTTTTGGTCCAATAATGTTATTGAACGTTATTTCTCACCCTAAGAGAACAAACGTAAGAATATTTGAAGACACTATCAAAATATACAAGAATATTAAGAAAGTTCAAAATCCAGGTGTTACGGATGCCGAATTGGATGCCCAAGCTTCTAATCTTGATCCTGAAAAAGTTGAAAACTTTCTCAACAGTGTTATCCCTGGTTTTAGATTGTTTGCTGGCGCTCCACCGAGTTATGTCAACGTAAGGCATTCCGCTGGTTTGTTCTATTTGAAGAATTGTGTAATAACCAATTTCTCATATAAGTACAAAGGACCATGGATTTCCACTATAGACAATGCTAGTAGAGACGGTCAAAACAGCACCAACTCAGCTAAAGGACATATCCCATGGTGGAAGTTCTGGCTTCCAAAACCAGACATTCTTGACTTGGAATTCGCAAATGTTAACACTTATTGCTGGCCGTCGTATGCTGAGTGCTCTATAACTCTCAGAAGTGTTGATCCTGTATTCGCTGACGATTGGTCATCGCTACTTACAGATATGCTCAATACAGTTTATACTGCAGACAGCGGTCAAGTAACAAATGGAATTGTATCTGTCATGGATGCTAATAATTCCACTAATTCATTCACTTCTCCTTCTAATCCAACCACTCTACCAAGGACTTAACAATGCCTATAAATGGTTTCAAAGAATTACCATCTACAAGTTTTGTAAATCTATTTCCAGAATTTGTCTACGACAAATCTCAAGTCCCTGGTAAGTCCTTGGACATATGGAATTCGTTTAGATTCTCAATCATGCCTACAATATTGGCTAATAGAGCGTACTTTCTTTACAAAGTCGCACCAAGAGATACGTTAGAAGGATTAGCCGGAAAGTTCTACAACAATCAAAGATTGTGGTGGATAACTCTAGTTCTCAATGACGTAGAAGACCCATTTGATTTCTTACCAAATATATTGAATAATGTTGACCCAGAGTTTGGTCCAGACTATAGAATCAAAATATTGAAGCCTGAGTTTATCGCCCCTGTGCTATCCGAATTGAAGAGATTGAAGGGATTTGTCGATACTCTTACATCTACAAGTGAGGCAGATAATAGTAATGGCTAATGAAACCCAACTGTTGAAAACTGGCAGAACTATTGACGAAATAACCAACAAGGCAGTTTATGCCGTTGGTATTATTCGCCCTCCTAATTTGAATAATAATTATGAGAATGTGAACTATTTTGAAACGACATTGAGCAATGTAGTTTCAATAGAGATAAGAGATTCTATTGAAAGTTACTATAGAACTGGTACTATTTTGTTATCAGATAGAATTGGTTTTAGAAGCAATGCGCCTTTGACCGGAAACGAGATAATATCTGTAAAGTATAAGAACAATGTATACGCTTTTGAAGATAATATTCCGTCAAAGATAGTCCATTTCAGAATATTCGGTGTTGAAGAAGTTGAGGACCCAAGAGAACAAAATTCAAACCCAGGATGTTCTTTGATAAAGATTGATTTGGTTGAATTTCCGGCTTTTGACATGTTGACTTATAATGAAATATACAAGACATTCTCCGCTGATGTCCCAATTGCTCAGTATGTCAAAGACATGTTATCTGATATTACAAATCTAAGTAAGCATTATGATATTGAAGTAGATAAGTCAAAAACAGACTTGACTATGCCTTATTATTCTCCAAATTGGTCTCCTATAAAGAACATAGAATATTTGAAGAATTTCCTTTTAGATGAAAAAAGTAGAGGTTTCTGGACAATGAATATAGTTGATCCAGAAAAGGAAGGCAAGCGTCCAATAATAAAGTTCGGTTCTGTTCTTAAATATCTTGAAGAGAAAACAGCAAGAAATTACGGCTCACTCAAAACTGACACTTTCTACAAACCACCTAATAGGCCAGGCTCTGTTAACGAGAAGAACAAGATTGATAAGACTATTCGTGACTTTGGTGACGATAGACAATATGCTCCGTTAGACTTTATTTTTGAAAGACCATCAACTAAATGGGGAAGTGCGATGAAGTATCTTTCTGGTTTATTCGGAAAGACATTCGCTCACTATTCATTTGAAGACGGCGCTCAATATAACTCATTAGATTACATGTCGTTTTTGAAGAATTACAAGTCATTGGGTAAATATAGCACGGTAAGTCTAAAGAACCAATCTGGTAATCAATGGGCGTCATTTGGTTATTTACCTCATAATAACCCAGCTATAGTTCAAGCATACAATACTAATACGTTTTACTATAATCAATTCAAGCAATTGACAATGGAAATAAAGACTCCGCTCAATCAAACCCGCTCAAATGGCGAAATAGCCAATCTTATACTACCAGTACCGCAAGTCACTGGTAACATGGTAGACTTTATGATGTCGGGTAAGTGGTTGACGTGGGAAATAAGAGATTTCATCCTAGCAGATGGTACGTCATATTCAAAAATTACATTATGTCGTGATAGCTTCTGGCTTGTAGACAATAAAGACAAATATCTCATGGAAATGAGTTCTTACGAGGATTCTAAACTTGGGGGAGGATACGCCTAATGCCTAAATTCAATTGGGATTGCTGGGATACGCCAGTTACACCTATAACCCCACCAACAACTTCCGTATCACCAACCAGCGTGCCACCGGAACCAGATAATACGTGCTATCCGCCAAGGATTGACTCTGTTTCTTATGTCTCGGTGCTAAATATTGAAGTGTTCTTCATAAAAGGGTAATACTATGGTAGATAAAGATACCGCATTTAGAAAGGGCGAGAACGTCAGAATAATAGCTACCAATAAACCTTGGGTAGACATGTCTGTTCCGCCAGAATCAAACGACTACAGAAATGTAGACCTAACCAATATCAAGATATATGACCCATGTGACACTCTCGTAGTTGACTATGAAATGTGTCAAGTTGAAGGTAAAATAGGTTGGTACTATTATGATTTACAGACAAATCAAGATAGTAGAGTTGGACTTTGGAGAACCGTAATAACATTCACTTGTAACAGCACGACTACATGCTCTCAACCAACAACCAGTACCGCAACGAGTTCTACGACTGGCTCTCCTGGTACGATATCATCAGTTGCTATCGGCAATTTTAGATTGCTTGACGAAAGGTTATTCTAATGGCAGAAGGCGACATAGTATTACCAACTCCTAATACGGAATTGCTCATAAATGAGTCGCACACAAATAGATACCTATTTGTTTTGAGTCACATTCCAACTTCTTATCTCATTTCTAAGTTTTCCGGTCCACAAGCTGAAGCTTGTATAGAGTTGATGCGTCAACAAATTATAGATAAAGCAACCAACGTATATGACGAAGCTGTCATTAATAAATTGAAAGCGTTGGATACTAATAGACTCAAAGAATTCAATAACGACGTTAGAAATTTCACGTTATATCTACAATCTGTTGATATTCCAGGTTTGAACTTGGAATACTCTACCAATGCTACACAATTCGTAGATATTAAGCACGTAGAAGGTAAGCTACAATTTGATGATTTGAATATGGTAGTCTTGAATGACGAAAATTGGTTCATTTATAGAATGTTACTTTACTGGTTCTACGCCGGCTTCAATCCAGAAGAGAGAATGAAGTTCAAAGAATATGAATACTACAAGAAGTTCTATGTTACTGGACATCTTTTGATATTAGATAATCACTATAAGAAAGTAATGGAGTTTGAATTTACGGACTTACATCCAGTTTCAATAAACTCCATTCCGATGACAGATAAAGATTCCACTAATATTGTGTTGAATACTACATGGATTCATACCGGTTTCGTTCCTTCCGATCGTTACGTTATAAAGAGAGTATAATTATGGCAGACCCAGCAACAACTAATGGTGAATTTGATTTGAACATATTGAATTCGGAATTCCCTTGTGATCAACGAGTCGGTTATGGATTCAAAGGATGTAAATGTGGCGGTACCGGTCATGGTGAAGAAAGCAGAAAATACGTAGAATGTAGGGTATATGAGCCACAAATTCAATGGCAGCAATGTTTACAATGCCCATATCAACAAAGGTACATAAAGAATAGTTGATTTATTATAAATATAGGCATCTTTTTAAGGGATGCCATGGACAAATCATTCTCAAATATAAAAAATATTCTTGGTAATGTCTTCAGCAAGAACACCAAGATAGTAGAAAAGAATGAAGACGACACCAAAGATTTGGATGCCGAATTAGATTCTATAGAAAAAGGCGATTCCGAACCAGCAGACGGTAATACTGATGCTCCAGAAGGTGAAGAAGGTGATTCACCAGACGCAAGTGGTAATGCTGCGGATGGTCCAGACGGCGAGGGCGGTGATGATTTAGATATGGGCGGTGCTGGTGGCGGATCAGGCGGTTCATCTGATTCCGGCGGTGGTATTAGCGTTGGTGGTGGATTTGATGGTTCCGATTCACCAGCCGATAGCGGCGCTGACGATAAAAAAGAAGATTCAGACGAAGAAGAAGAGTCTGATCAACCTCCTATTGATCAAAACGCAATGTCTCAGACTGATGAAGAAAAGGTTAATTCAATGTTTACTGATACCGGTAACATTGATTATGATTATAGCCTAAGCAATGATAATAACGTAAGACTTGCTAAGTTTAAGTTCAAGAAAGCTAATGTTGATTATTCATCAATGTTTACTGAAAATGAGAATGAAACTGGCGTGCCTGCTGACGAAATTGAATTGCGTATGTCACCAGAACAGAAAATGGTGTACAAAAAGAGCAACAATGAATTACGTAAAAAGTACCCTAAGATTGATGCCAGAGAAAAGAACATCATAATTTACAATTCAAACGTACCATTCGTGAAGAGAGATGTTGCCGGTAATGAAGTAGCACTTGAAGATAGTGAAATTCAAGATGCGTATAAGAAGATAAACCAATACATGATAAAGAAGTTTGGTCAATACTGGCAAGATAAACACCCAGCTATTGATTTTATCAATTCAATTAAGGTCAATTTCTCTTCAAAGAAATCCATTAGACCAAATCTTTCATATGCCAAGGATTTATTTCCAGAAAGCGACGATGTAATTGGACTTCCATTTGATACTGTAACGATAAAGATACCAAATGATGTTGACGAATTTTTAAGAAACAATCTTGATAATGAAAAGTTTAAGAAAAGCTCAGTATTTAGAACTCTAGCGTCTGGTTATCTTGACCTAAACACTAAATCCAATGGCGTTTATGCTATAATTACTCCTGACGAACCTGCAGAAACACCAGAGGATGAACCATCCGATGACGCTGCTGATTCTGATTCAGAAGATGATAGTCCAGAAGATTTTGACGAATTAGAAATAGAACCAGACACAGACGAAGAATCCGATAGCGATATCGAAGACGCCGAAGTGGAAATATAAAGAAAGGCTAAAATGACAGAGCAAGATAAACCGCAAGAAAGTAAGCCAGCAACACCTAAATTACATCCAACTACACAAAAAGTAATTGAGAATTGTATAAACGAGGTTTTGGGTGAATATACTAGTGAAAATAAATATTACACCGCTGATACTTTACATTTCATTAGAAGCAAGATAACAGAAAAGGTACATTCCATTCTCGGAAAAGATCAAATTTCCAGTATTGATGTTATTCTTGATTTGAGTGGAATTGAAGATATCAAGTTTGGATTCAAAATAAACATTCCGCAAGATAAAGCAGAAAATCATATATTAAATTCTGAGAGATAATAATGCCACTTTACGGGAAGAATAGAAAACCGAGCGCATTGAACAGCACTAGAAGCGGGACGTTAACTAATCTTTCCGGTATAAGGGATACTCCGTATAAAGCGAGAGATACATATCCAGAAAAGCCAATAAAGTTTTTGAACGCACAAGCCGTTCCGACTAACCATCAGTTCATATTAGATGCTTTAGATTACATAAAAGATACTAATATATACAACACTGATTTAACAAGCTTTTCTAATGGTAAGTATGCTCCTATATTTTTAGGAACTCCCGGTAATCCATCAGAAGAATTTTTGTTTTCAAATCCAAATTTCACGGATGTTCAAAATTTCTTCATAGAAAGTAATATAGAGTGTACTCAATACTTCTTGTTTGCCCATTTAACTAGTGGAATGACGGCAGGAAGGGAGCACTTTGAAGCTCCTACTGGTAGTTTAGACGTAAGACCAGAAATACCATATCCAAGTACAACATCAGACGGAAGTCCTATATTGGCAGATAGACCCGAATTAGGAACTTCTATCTTTGTTAATCAAGTCGGCGGCGTTCAAGGAAGAAAACCATACATAGTTATTGACAATATTGATGTTAGTTTCCAAACTTGCGGTAATGGAGCTAGTCTTTTCTTAGGTAAGAAAGATATTGATACGTGGTATAGTGGAAATTGGCAACAATATAAGAGTGAATACAATTCAACTACTGGTTATAGAAACGCAGTAGATGCGTCTGGTAATAAACTATATGATGTCGGTGAACGTTATGCTTGGTCATTTGGTTCTATTTTCCTATTCAGAGGAATTGGAAGAAATCTAACAGATGCTCCGTATCAAGATATAACTAACGCCGACTTCACTGACCCATACCCAAATAACGGTAATGAACCGTGCGTAGCCATAAGCTCATCAAGTGCCGGTGGTTCCAGTTCATCAAGCAGTAGTTATCCAATTGTATGGCCACCGACTCCACCTTCATCTGATTATCTACAAGGCTGCGACAGAGAAGGATTCTTCAAGCAAATGGCGTATTACAAAGGATACCCATCTGTTTCTTATGAATATTCTGATTGCGATATAAAGTTGAAGACATGGAAATATTCTATGGTTGGGGGTAATACTTACGCCGAGACAACAAGAGAATATGAAAACGGCGTTTACGGTAGAGCAATTTATAGTTTCATAGTTAAGTGTCTTGTCGCTGGCAGATGTATACGTTTAGAAGATACCGGAACAGTAATAAAAGTACATTGGAATCCAGCGTCTGATCCATTATGTTCTTGCTGCTCATCATCAAGTTCCTCAAGTTCTAGCTCATCATCGTCAAGCTCTAGTTCGAGTTCTTCCTCAAGCTCGTCATCTAGCTCATCTTCCTCAAGTTCATCAAGTTCTTCTTCTAGTAGCGCATCAAGCTCGTCCTCTTCTAGCTCGTCTAGTAGTTCTAATCCATCAAGCTCGTCTTCTTCTAGTTCCAGCCCATGTGAAGGTACTGTATGTCTCTACGCTTATAGCGCAACATATAATACCGATACTTGTTCTTGGGAACTTGTTAGTGAAGAACCAATTGTTTCCTGTGGTGAAAATACTGCAGGTACTGATTGGGAACCAGCGCCATCAGATTGCGTAGGTTTCAGAACTGTTATAGGTGAGGACCCATGCTGCGTTGGTGGAGATTGCCCTTCATCCGGCGGCCCTGATCCAGAATTACCAACTTGGGAACCAACAGACCCTTCATGCCCATGTAATTCCTCAAGTTCTAGTTCATCATCAAGCTCAAGTAGCGAGTCATCAAGTTCTAGTTCATCATCATCAAGCTCAAGTAGCGAATCATCTTCTAGCTCATCGTCTAGTAGTAGCTCTTCATCCTCATCTTCCTCAAGCTCATCAAGTAGTTCGTCCAGTAGTAGTTCTAGCTCTTCAAGTAGCTGCCCTGGTGTCTGTGTTTACGAATATAGCGCATACTACGATCAATTCCTATGTATGTGGTTTGTCAATTTCAGCACTCAATTCTGCGGTACTACAGGAGACGCACAAGATTGGACTATAAACTTCGGTAGCGAATGTTACGCAATCAAGCGTCAAATTGGCGATTCTTGCTGCGACACCGGTGACTGCGGTGCTGATCCTAACGACCCAGGTCAACCAGCTTGGACACCAACTGATCCAATGTGTGTCT